TCAGAACGCCAATTCGGCGCCCACCTCCAGGTACTCGATCTTCTTTTCGTCGTGCCCCTCCTGATAGTGCTTCGTCATCTTCTCGTCCGCGTGCCCCATGAGCGCCTGGATGTACTCCTGTGGGAATTTCTGCTGCTCGTACAGCCACGCGCCCAATGCGCGGATCTCGTGAAAAGTGGGGCGCTCGCCAGCCGGCACATGGTCGTAGGCGTGTGCGGCGTCCCTGGCCTTGCTGAACTCCTTGGTCAGGTAGTCCGGGGTCACGGATGTCCAGTGGTCCTTGGCGTCGATCTGTTCACGCCGGCGGGCCTTGGGCTTGTAGTGGATCAAGTACGGCGATGCGAGCGGCGACCGCAGGCATTCCCCGACAACCTCCCGCAGCGCTGCGCCCATGGTGATCTTCAGGTGAACAGGGTTTTCGTACCCCTGGGTTTTCCCTGGCGACACGGTGAGCGTGTTCTTCTCCATGTCAGCGGCTGACTTCAACCAGGTGACTATGTCGTCCCGCCGCTGAAGGCTAGCTAATGCCAGGCGGATTGCCCGCTTCAGCCATGGCGGCGTTGTCGCGGCATCGATGATCAGTTTCAATCCATCGAGCGTGTGGCGCTGGCGCTTCTTCTCGGCCTCCCTCTTCACCAGGGTCAGCTCTGCGTTGTTGCGCTCGGCCAGGCCCTTGGCTACCGCGAAGGCGAAGATCTGCACCCACAGCCCGCGGTGCTTCGTGTAGGCGTTGTTGCTGAAGTTGTCCAGGTACTCGGCCATGGCCAGCACATCCAGTTGCCCGATCAGGCGATCGCCCAGATCCTGCCGGTACCGCTCGAGCTTGAACTTGATTTCCTCCAGGGTGCGGGCGGCGTATGAGCGATCCGGAAGCCATTCTTCTTCGAAGCGTGTCAGTAGGTTGCTCACGATTGGTAGGCGGTCGCCGGTCAGCACGGCCAGCAGCGAGCCGTCATCGACGACCAACTCGGCGAACTTCAGGTTGGCGGCCCGGGCTAGCTTGATTGCCTCTTCCAGTGGGCGGTTGATGCTGGTCATCATGCCAGTGACCGGGTTGCGGTACCGCCAATACTTGCCGTTCGGGTATAGGTTTGGCGGCAACTTTCTGTTTTGCAGCGTTCGGGGCCGGGCAGCCATCACCCGATCTCCAGCATCTTGGCCAGCAGCGGGTCATTCGACCCCATGACCGCCGCCTGCACATCGACGAAATACATCCCGCCTTTAACCTCTCCAATCACTTCGCCTTCCTCGATCCATTTTTTCAACTGCTGCAGGCTCGGCTTTCCGCCTACGTACCGCAACTTCCTGTATTCGCCGGCCTCCATGAGGCGCGGCAGCTTGACCGTAATCTGGGCCAGGACTTTTGCCATGATGATGCTCCGCGCCGCGCTGGGCGGCAGAAGGTGGTGATGGATTACAAGGTCAGTTCGTGGCCGAATGGCACGCGGAAGCCAGACGCGTTACGGTGACCGCCACCGCCGTACAGCTTGGCGATCTCCGACACATCAAGCCCCTCGTCAGTGCTGCGCAAGCTGAAGCTTCGGCCGTCAGGTGTGTCCCAGTAGCAGGCTGCGAACACCTCGCCCTGGGCCATGAGGTGGCCGGCATCGCTGGTCAGGGTGTAAGGCAAGCTGGCGGCTGGCACGTCGTGCCCACCGATCACCAGTCGGCGCTTCGTTACGGCGACCAGCTCGGCCACGTCCTTATGATGTTTGCGCTCGATCGCTGCTCCATCTGAGCGAAGGGTCTGGACGTCGGCAGCCATAAGCTGATCCCAGACTTCGAAGTCGTACGGGTAGCTAAAGAGGTTGGCTTGAATCTCTCGGGTGCCATCCAACTTGAACAGCCACAGGTCTCGATCTTCGATGTGGCGCAGCAGTTGCGGCGGCTCTTGGTCTGGGAAGTAGTGATCCCAGGCGAGCATTGCGCCGCTGCGGTTCATATCAAAGCAGCAGGCAATGGCTGGACCATTTTGCGAGTTAGCCATGTCGTGCGCCGTCTTCCAGCCGAGCAAAGGAGACCCGTCATCGTGCCGGGTGTCTTCTTCTATGCCGGCGTGAAATGGCTCAAAGCGGGCAAGGTCTTCAGCCGCGCTTTTATGGTGGTCGAGTACGATGATGCTGTTCGCCTTATACGCGAGCGCCGCCAGCACGGGGTACTTGTAGCTGAAGTCGACGAGGATCACGTCTTTACCCGTGACGTCAGGTGGCTCTTGGCCGTAAACGCCGGGCACAAACTCGACGTCAGCGCCGAGCGCTTTCCGGACAACCCAGGCAGCGCCGAAGCCATCGGCGCAGTTGCCGTGATAGATACACATCGTTTTGCGTTGAATCTCAGACATAGAAATACCTCGCCCGCCGCTCACCGGCAGGCATATAGGGGGATGGAGTACTGGCGTTTTGACTAGATATCTGTGTCGTTTGGATGGGTGTAAAAAGGTTATTCAATCCACCAAGTGCCAGGAGGGCGCGTGCCACACCAACTAGATGTTCCGATTGCGCACGCGTACCGTGGCCACACAATGTTTCTCAAATTCGTATGGCGGCGCCCTAACGACAAAGCACCGGTCGCTGCCAAGATCATCGAACCGGCGCCGATCCATGGCCTGGGCGAAGTCGCTGCCGAACTGACTGGACCCTGGCCCGACTACCCGGCCGCCCTTGATGACGCGATGGCTGCTGCTGAGCGATGGGTCGACAGTCAGTTGCCCTGAGGTTCCGCGCCGGCAGGCATGTAGGGGGATTGGGGTTACAGCGCCATTTCGGCCTGGGTTTCTCTCTGCCAGATCGGTGAGCTGTTGTGCGACTCAATGCGGTCGGCGATTACGTTTGCGCGCTGGCCGGCGGTCGGTGGGGCATACATGCCGAAGCGACTGATGCTTCCACCGTTTACCGCGGCGTTCGTGCTGTCGGCTGACGCGAATGGCAGATGCTGGAATATCGCGGGGTCGAGCATCCTGAGGCCGTGGAGGCGACATGCTGGTCGGCCTTGGTCGTCGCAGACAGCGTCCATCGCGGCGCCCATCCGCTTCCACCATGGCCCAGTGCCCGGTGTAGCCCATTGCCCAGAACTGCCAATGGCAACCGTTCGCCAACACCTCGCCAGCCGTTGCAGGCGCTCAGTCGATTCGTGCAGGTGCCAGACGGGTACTCCGCGAAGTTCCTCTGGCCACTGCCTAACAAGGTCGTCGTTGGCCTCTTCGTCGTCGTCGATAACGTCCGGAATGAGCGCCCAAGTGAATCCAGGGTGTCGATGCCAGTCTTCTACCCATCGCGTGTAGCCCTCGACGTCCACCTGACCACCTTTTTTCCACACCGTGAACGCGCCGTTATCGAAAACAAACGATTTGCACACATCGGCGACGATCCCAAGATCGTCCTTGCGCGGGAACGGCACCAGCGCGTGCCGGCCGGCCAGGAACTTTGCCGCATCCTCTCGCTTACCGCCGACAGGCGTGCCGTGGTAATGGATCATCCGCTAAGCCTCACTGTTTCGATCTCGACGCCTTGGTGCGTGGCGATGATGGTTTGGTCACCGCCCAGGGATTCAGCCAGGCGGTCGGCGATCTGCTCATGCCAGCCCTTTTTGATCAGTGCCGTCGCCGCCTTGATGTGCTCGACGTGAATCATGGAGTTCGACCGCAACTCCAGCCGGTAGAGGATCGTTTCGCCGTCGGAAGGGCAGACGGCTGCGAAGGTGTGTCGATAGGTATTCATGGCCTCGGCCCCTTGTAGATAAAGACGTAGGCGAACCAGAGGGTGGCGATCATGGCGTCACCCGTTTGAACTCGACCACCCATACCCACGGGTTGGCTTGCCAGTCGCCGCCGACGGATGACCAGAGCAGTTCGAACGATTTGCGCGGATCAGCGCTGTATGTCTCGATCCCCTCGACGTGCCACCAATCACCGAGTTCGGCGTGATCGGTGTAGAGCCGCACGCCCTCGGCCTTGGCCTGCTCTTCGCTGATGTCCTGCAGCCGCTCGACGCGCACGTCGGTGATCTCCAGCAAGATGCGGCTGGCCCAGCGGGGCATATGGATACTGGGGGTCCAGCCTGTCCACCCTGAATCTGCTGCGCCGAGAAAACCGTGGTTTGGGTCAGGTTCGATGCAGCGGTATGGATGTTCATGTGTGTAGTGGACTTTCGGATATTCCCCATCCGCTCTATAGATTGTCTGGTAGGTCACGCCTGGAGGGCCAGGTATCCCGGCGCGGCCAAGCTGCGAGTAGCGGTCAATAACCTGAACAGGATGAACGTCTTGCCAAGTCTCGCGCACCCAGAGCCGGTCGCCGGGCCGTCCATAGGGGCACTCAGGGTTAGGCTTCGTCACATCAGGGTTACGAATGAACGGCTGGCCCAGGCCATAGCTGCCGATATCGGCTTTCGAGTGGGGCTGACACTTCACCTCGCGCCGCGTGACCGTCTTCCGGCCTTCCAGGATGGCGCGCACCATCGGCGCCGAGAATAGGATCGGGCGTTCCTTTATTTCAGACATGTGTCGTCCTTGCCGCTATAGCGGCTGACTTTGAAGGGGGAGGGGTTACAGAGGTTTCAGCAAATCAGTTGTGCCAGTGCCAGCAGGCACCAGCAGTAGGCGGGGAGTTGGATCACGGTGCACAATGGAGTGCGCCGCCGTGACCACGATTGCAGTAAAACCGACCATCATCCGCGTTTGGCTCACCATATTCAGATCCGCAAGCGCAGCGTATCTACTTCGGGTTCATCCTCGCCATCACCCTCTGCTGGCTTGTACAGCTTGGCACTGCATCCCATGAAGTCCGGGTATCCACCTTCACGGCCCATTCTGTGTGTTCCGTTGATCAGTGGGATGCCGGCCTGACATCCGTCGCACTGGTTGCGCGGTGCCTCTGCTGGCTTGAGTGCGGCGCGCATACGGGCACGCAACCTCAGCACAGCGTCCAAATCCAGAGGCTCGCGCCCTATAGCGTCGAGAACCTCACCAACTAACCCCTCCAGCACATCCGCCCGCTCATCCGCTGCGGTCAGGCTCTTCTGTAGTGCAGCTTCACGCTGCTTTGATGCAGCCAGAATTGGCGCCATATTCCGCTCAAGATCAGTTATCACAGACCAGACCGACACCTTCACGATGCCTTGTCTGCCCATGGCCCGATAGCCATCCGCGTAGCAAAGGATTTCGTTTTGTTCACTCACGATGCATTCCTCGTTACCAGATCACGGGCATTCACAACCGTCATGCCGAGTCGTTCGGCGATCAGGACTTCCAGGCGGGCGCCTTGCGACTTCTCCCAGTCGGGCAGCAGGGTGATCATTCCGCACAGGCCCAGGCGCGTCAGGTCGTAGGCCATGTAGTCAGCCCACTGTGCACCCTCGACGATTCCGTGGTCTGCGGGGTTCTCGACTTCGTAGCCCAGGGCGCGCAGTTGGTCGGCCACTTCGTTGAAGGCCGGGTAGTTGAAGTCTGCGATTCCGGTCATGGGGCCGGCCACGTAGACGCGGTTGGCGCGGTCCGCCTGGAGGGTGACGCCTGGCTTGCTGGCGAGCTTCTTACCGCGATCCAGGCCCATGGCGTAGGCCGCGTCCTGAAACGTCATCAGCTCATCGGAGAAACGCTCGATCTTGCCCGCATAGTTCTGGTGCAGGCGCTCGATAGCGGCATGGTCTTCAGGGTGATTTCGGTTTTCTGTAGGCATGGGGGGTCCTTGCCGGGCCATGCCCGGGCGGTGGAGTGGGGGAGTTCAGAGTTGTTGCAGAAGGCGCCGGCCGATCCAGGAAACCACAGAAACGGCCTTGCTGTTGCCGATCGCCTTGTAACGGGGGCCGTCCGGGCATTCGCTGGCAGGCTTCCCGCGCCAGGGGATCATGGTGTAGTCGTCGGCCATGCCCTGGAGGCGTTCGCACTCGCGCGGAATCAGGCGCCGGACGGATGAGCCAACCTGCGCTGATGGCATTCCCTGACCTGCTTTGCCACCGCCACCGCTGAGGGCGCCGGTGATACCGCCGTCACCATCTTCGTATCGCAATTCGGCCCGTGAGTTCTCGGCGAATGCAGCCACAATCGGCTGGCCTCGCCCGGTACCGTCCTCGCTACCATCGAATCCCTCTGCCTTCAGCCTGTGCGTGATTTCTCCAGTGATGCAGATGGCGACCTGGCCGCCGGCGTTGGCATGGCTGCCTGCGTGATTCATGGCGCGCAGGGTCGGGGCGATTTCCCCGGCGTCGGCGCCGTGATCCTTGCAGGAGAAAGCCAACACCGCATTTTCCTGGCCGTTGTTCCTGCCCAGGGCAAAGGCGAGTTTGTCGCTGACGCCAGGGTCTTGCGTGCCATGCACCACCAGCAGACCCGATTCGGCGTCCTGATTGGTAGCGCTGCCAGCAGCCTTGCCGTTGGCGTTGAGTGTTCCTTCGATCAAGTGCCCGGCCTGGGCCTGGTTGTCGTCAGCCCCGCAAGTGCCAACACCGTTCGCTGTCAGCGCAGCTACTGGCTTGTCCTGAACAAAGAACGTCTCGCTGTCCAGGTCATTGCGGCCTTCGTGGTGGGTGAGGGTGCCAGCTTTTTCGATAGAGCCGGACATGCGCCCGGCGCCGAAGGCTGGGATACCGCCGAACATCGATACCGCTGGACCAAAGTCACCCTCGCAGTTCGGGCAGCCATAGGCGCCTAGCTGCTCGGGAAACACGTACTCACATCCTTCTCCGCACTGGAGCGCAGGGCCGAAAGGAGCTGTTCCGGTAACGTCTTGCCCCTCGCCTCGGCGCGGCGCAGTATCCCGGCGCACGCCTTCTCGCTCAAAAAGTACCTCGGTGGGATCGAACCCGTCTCTAGCACTTGCGACAACGAACACACG